AGGCAATGGGTGGAAGCTTTAAAGAAGGAGCTATCTCTGGTGTTGGGGTTGGCTTTGCTGCCAAACCTGTAGTGGAGGCAATAGGTGGAACTGCTACGTATGCGTCAAATATTGAAAAGTTAAAAATAGCATTAAAAGGAATAACTAAAGACCAAGCAAGCTATGAAGCTGCATTAGCCGCTGCAAAAAAAGCAACTGATGATTATAACGTGCCTCAAGAAGTAGCGATAAAGGGAATGACAAGATTGAGTGCTGCTGTTTTAGGTGCTGGTGGAAATATTCATAACGCAACCGAAGCATTCTTAAATACAACAGTTGCAATTAAAGGTACGGCTGGTGGTGCAGAAGATGTTAAATCAGCGATAACTGCGATGGTGCAAATCTTCAGTAAGGGCAAGGTATCTGCCGAAGAACTTTCGGGCCAGTTGGGTGAAAGATTTCCAGCGGCAGTAACAAAGTTTGCTAAAGCAAATGATATTTCTACTCAGAAATTACAGAAAAATCTTAAAGATGGAACAGTCGGATTAGACATGTTAAGTAAGTTTATTGCAAGCTTAGGAGAGGAATATGAACCATTAGCAAGGAAGATTGCAGCTTCAAATGAGGAAGCAGGTGCAAGATCTAGCATTGCAATGAATAGGTTGAAAATTGCAGTTGGAACTAGTTTGAAAGATGTTGGGGCAGAGTTTCAAATTATAGGAGCGGAATTATTGATAGAGCTAATTCCTGCATTAGAAAAAGTGGCTGAAATTGCTGCATGGGCATTTGGCGGTTTGTCGAGTGTTTTGAAGCCTATTGCAGGCCAACTGGACAGAATCATGGAAGCAGTAATTTTGTTAGCTGGAGGTACTGGATTTGTTGCATTAGGCAACTCAATTGCGTTCTTAGTTAGCGGTGCGGCTCTTCCTTTGTTTATTAAAACTCTTGGGAGAGTACGAGTGGCGATGAGGGCATTAAGACTGGAACAGATGCTAAATCCTCTCTTTGCCGTTGGAGTTGCAGGGGCGGCAATAGCTGTGAAAATTCATAAAGATAGTGTGGCTCTTGATGAGTTTGTTAAAGATCTTCGAGATGGAGTGATTTCTGTAGAAGAGGCCACCGTTAAACTTCAAAAAATGGATCAAGTTTTGGAGGAAGGTATTGGAAACTTTGATCCACAAATAGTCGCATGGGAGAAAATATTTGGCCCAATTGGAAGTGAAGAAGAATTGCTAAAGATAAGAGAGAGAATTGCGACAATACTTAAAGACTTAAAGGATATAGAGAAAGGAGTAAAGATCGAATTTGAGCCTCCAACAAAACCAGATGACCCTGATGGAGACAGTTCACCATTGCAGAGCTGGGCGGATGATGCTTTTAAATTTAAAGAGCAAGTAGAAAATGTTGTAGTTAGTGCGTTTAAAGGAATGGAAGATGCACTCGTTAAATTCGCTCAAACAGGAAAACTTGAATTTAAATCTTTAGCTCAATCTATTCTTGCTGATATGCTCAGAATCATGATAAGGGCAGCAATTATAAAACCTTTAATGCAATCACTGGGACTAGATATTGAATTTGCAAAAGGTGGTGTTATAGCTAATAACAATATTGTTCCCTATAGAAAAGGTGGTGTTGTAGGCGCACCAACAATGTTCAGATATGGTGGGTCGAAATTAGGGATCATGGGTGAAGCTGGCCCTGAAGCAATAATGCCTCTTAAGCGTGGCCCAAGCGGAAAACTTGGCGTTGAAATGACTGGTAGTAGAGGTGCTGGTAGAGCCACAACTGTGAATTACACAGGCCCAACATTGAATTTTAATGGTGATGAATATGTTCCTAAATCTGCTGTAGGTGGCATCATTAGTTCAGCGGCATCTCAAGGTGCAAGTATGGGAGAGACAAGAACAATGAGATCATTGCAAAATAATCGTTCTACCAGATCAAGGATTGGTATCTAATGTCAACTTTAGTTCCTATATGTGTCTTTATGGATCTTTATGATCCTAAACAACCAAGATCTTTAGGGCCAGAACATAGGTTTCAGAACTCAGAACCAACTATTGCTGGTATCTCGTACCAAAATCCTTCTAGTGATTATTTTGGGCAAGGTGTTTATAAGTATTTAAGTTTTCTTTATTCAGGGGCAACACAAACAAAAAGTGGAGATAATCTTGAAGCTTCTTTGCTGTTGGCAAACACAAGTACATTTAGAGATGGGAATACAAGTCCCAATAAGTTATCTATGAGTTATGCCCATGAGGCTGTTAGTAAAGGTTGGAATGTTCATATTCATATTTGCAAAATGAATACGTCATTTACGTCTGTTGAAGATACGCTCTCGACTGATAGTTGGTCGGTAACTTCAATGGGATACAATGTTTCAAATATAGAAATAATGCTTTCTACAGGTGTAGATGCTGTTGGGGCTAATATTGGTAGATTTTTAACAAGTTCATTAGTTGGTCATCTGCCTGTAACAGGAACTATAAGAGCAAGATGAAAACTGAATTGCTTTTGGGTTTGCCTTATCGTTTAGGGTCAAATCCAGATCAACATAAAGCTGCTGATTGTGTCTCGTTAGCTGGACAAGTTATTAGAAATTATGGAATAGATTTCCCTACTCAAGAACGTGCTTGGTATAGGCGTTTAAGAAAAAAAGACTATAAAGTGTTTTCTGATGAATTAAAAAAGTGGGGAAGAGAGACAACAACCGCTAATATTGGTGTTGTAGCTCTGTGCAAAGCAGAAAAAGGCTATGGTATGGCTGTCTATTGGAAAAACGGTTGGCTATCATTCGTAAAAAAGACGGTTCAATGGAGTCCTCTAACCTCTTTGGACGTTATCGAACTTTATTACCCTACGAAGTAGAGCTATGTAATGCTCTTGGAATAACTGATAAAGAATATTTAGAGTTTGTAGATTTAACTTTTCAATATCACCAAGACTCAAGAAAGGGTTATGAATTAATTCCAGATGTTAGATGTGATCCAGTAAGCCTATTCTTGATGGCTGTTAATGCAGGCTTTTGGACAAAGGTAGCGATTACTGTTGCTATTGCTGCTGTTACTTATCTTCTTTCTGACAAAGATAGAGGTAAAGAAGCTCCTAATTTAAGTGTAGGAGGGGTTCAAGGTAGAAGTAGATTTAATCCTGTAAGTGGATTTGAAGCTCAACAAGATTTAGCTGTTTTAGGTTCTTTTATTCCTTTAGTTTATGCAAGGTTAGGAGTAAGAGTCTCAAGCCAGTTGATTTGGTCGCAAATCCGTTCAACACAGTATGGTCAAGAAATTAATGCTATATGTTTGTTTTCTCAAGGTGAACTAGGTAGCAAACCAGCTTTTAATACTTTTGCAGTAGGTGAAGCATTTTTAGATAACTTTCCACCATCAAAGTTAAGACTTTATTTTACTAAAGGTGGTCGTGCTAATACAAAAACTAGTACTACTACACAGCAAGAATTTCTTAATGAATCAAACCGTTTAAACAATTCTGATTGGTATGAAGAATATACAAAGGCTGCTAATACTAATAATTACGCTGCACGAGGTCTTAGAGAGTATGACGATAATGATCCTTTTATGGTCAAGCTTTTAAAAGATTATCCTACTGTTGATAGTAAATTTGAATGGAAACCAAGTTTTTCAAGTGTAAAAACTCCTTTTTCTAATAGTACCTTTGGACTTTATGCTCCAGTGTCTAATGGTAATGCTTATAAAATTCCTTGGGAATTATTGTTATTTCAAAAAGATATGGAGAGTACACCCAGAAGGGATCAGCGTGAAAAACGGAAAAAAATGATTCATTTTTTCCCAAGATATGTTGCGTTACAAGATATTGCTTACCACTCTGAGTCTGATCCTGAGATAAGGCTAGCACATCGAGAAGTATTACCTGGTCATGATTTTGATGTAATTATTGAGAAACAAGAGAATGAAGAAGCTTGGATAAAAGATACAGAAGATATAGATCCAGATCGTACAAAAAGATGGGATAAATTTTCTCCGTGGGGGAGTGGAGATGCAAAAGCTGTTGCTGATACAACAAGAGAAAATTCCGATAGGACTATGGCTTTAGGTGAGCAATACATGGTTGGCTCGGCTTTGGCAACGGTTTATCTAGAAACTGATGGAAATGTTTGGAGTCCTTATCCTTGGTTTGATGAAAATGGAAATCCTCAATACACAGGGAAAGCATACAAGATGAAAGTTGATGAAGGTGGATGGATGAGTTTTGCTGGGATAACCGATGCACAAATGCCTTATGAGTCTTTAGTCCTTCAGAAATGTGCTATTGGTTCATTCTCGAATACTAGAGAATGTGATGTAACTGAAATAGGAATTAAAAGTACGGTTTGGAGAAAAATTAATGGGATACAAAATCTAAATGAATGTCCTAGTCGACAAAGAATTGTTAGTTATGAAGGTGATAATGGTAATATTCAATTAGGTTCTGTAAATAAGTTTGTTAATCGTTTAAGTTTTTTTAAATTACAAGCAAAAATATTAGATACTGATACTCCTTGGAAGGATTTATGTAACAAGGTTTTTTGTGTAAAAGGCTCCACAAATCAACCTCAATATAATTCACTAAATGTAAAACATAAAAATCGAAAAACTCTTGAATATCGTTTTTTGCCTGTAGCTGGTAATGTCGTTTTAAATGATTTAGCAGATAGACAAGTTTATCTTTTAAATTATGCTTCTGCTCTTCATACTCAGCCATTTGAATTATCGGATGGCATAAGAGACAATGCTGCAACAGGTGTACTTTATTTTCATGGTTATCTTGAAAATTTGCCAACTAGTATAGCCGTAGGAAATGGGTTTACTAATAATATTGAATGGGTAAGAGGTGGTTTAGGTGCTGGTTATGATTCAGAAGGCAATCCTACTAATCCTGGTGAAGGTGTTTCAAGTTTTGGGCCACTTGAACAGGGTGAAGATAATTGGCAAGCTTTAGATTTTTCTTATCTAGATAGAGATTTTGAACCAGAAATAATTACAACTGCTCTGAACAGAGCTAGAAATAATGGAAATGGTGTTCCTTGGAATAAAGGAGGTTCAAATTCAGAGGTAAATGATTATGTCTACTGGGGAACTGGGCCAGGTACTGATCCTGATGGGGCAAATTACGGCAACTGGGGAAGATCAGGTTTTGCAAGTCCTAGCATAAGAAATTTTAAAGGTACTCCGTCAACCGGCGGTAATTCATATTTTAGTCGTTATCACGGTGTTGAATTAGTAGCAACATGGACTGGAGGGGGGATTTGGGGGATAAATTTTTGGCGTTGGGACTATTATTTTGGCGACACGATAATTCCTCACGCTTCTCTCGCTTCAATAGACGCTCTTGGAACTGAAAACAGCGCAAATACAGAAAATGTTGAGAAGTGGACACAGGCAATAGAAGAACAAGATGGGAGAGGAAATCGTACAGGTAGATTTCATCGTTTTAGAGTTGCTAGAAATCCAGAAGCTAATAATGGTGGTTTGGATTGGAGATTTAGTAACGTAACGGATGGCATAAAAACTCAGCATTATGGAATTGAAGTTCAAGTACAAGATTCAAATGCACCTGTCCCTGTCGTCACCAATCACGCTACTGTTCCTTATGGAACAAATACAGAGACTAACAGAGCCGTTACTGGAACTGGATTTAGGATCGAAATGTCTACTAAATCATGGGTAGATGCAAATGGTAATACTCAGGCTTATAGAACTTTTGCTACACAACCTGGTCATGCAGGCGTTGGGTATTACACAGGTGATCAAGTTCAAATGGTTGCTCCGTCTCTTGAAGGCACATATGTATTTACTGTAATAGCAGGAACACCAAGAGTAGATCCTGATCAGGAGTATGACGAGGGCAAATTTGATAGTATTAGTGATGAACACAATACTTATTTTTATGATCAAAGAGATATAAATCCTAATAATGCTATAGCTGATTATTTTATGTTTGACGCAGAAGATTCTAGTCATAGCAATAATCCTGAACATGAGATAGTTCATATCAATGAAATAATTCATGAAGGGGACACCAGTGCAGAGGCACGAATTAATTATGAAAAACTTGCAATGGCAGGCTTAAGAATTGGTGCTAGTCAAAATTTGAAGCAGCTCGCTTCTCTTTCTTGTTTTATACAAGAAGGAATTAAAGTTCAAAGGTTAATTGATGATAATGGAAACTATAGAACTATTAATGTTGATACAGGTAAAAGCAATTTGTTTGCGTCAACGGACAATATTGTTGAAATAGTTTATGACTTATTAACTAATACTGATTATGGTGCTGGTGATATTGCGGGTATAAAAGCAGTTAATACTACACACATGCAGTCAGGAGCTAAATATTGTTTAAAAAATCAATTTAAATGGAACGGTATTATTGATAAAGAGATAAATTTAAGAGAATTTATATTTGAAAATGCTGGTTATTGTTTCTTAGATTTTTGTATTGTTGGTGGGCAATTTAGTTTAAGGCCAGGTGTTCCTACTGATGGTAATGGTCGGATAAGATATAACATCACCAGGACCGAGATGGAGAGTGAAGTTAAAGCATTATTTACTGATGGAAATATGAAAGATATACAAGTTACTTTTTTAACTCCAGAAGAAAGAAAAATGTTTAAAGCAACTGTTATTTATAGGCAAGATAGAAAAGATGGTTTTCCTGAAACTAAGGCAAAAACTTTTGCTTATAGAAAACCAGAAGAATATGCAGAGCCAAATGATCCAAGAACAGCACAATTTATAAATGATGTAGAAAAATTACCTGAAGAAGTATTCGACATGAGTGGATGGTGTACACATGAAAGTCATGCAAAGAAATTTGCTGCTCATGTATTAGTTACAAGAAAAGAAGTCGATCATGGCCTAAGTTTTGAAACTACTCCTGAATCAGTTTTGGGGTTGGTCGCTGGTGATTACATACGAATAATGACTGAGACGACACATACAACTCGATTTAACAATGGAAGTGTTGATGGAGAAGGGAATATTGTTAGTCGAGATCCAAACGGAATCAGTGGTAATAAAACTGTTTATTATTGGACTCCAGGAAAAGAAGGTGGTGTTCATAAAGAATCCTTTGTTTTTGCTGGGGATGGAAAAGCTCCAGATATTTTAAGAGGTACTTTATTTACAGTTCTTGATGATACACTGGATGATCGTTTGTATAAGATTGAATCAATCACTCATGGAGAGGAAGGTTTTATAAAAATCGGAGCAAGTCATGTTCCATTTGATGATGATGGCTATATGAGTGTTTTGCGGTACACCAATCCTGATGCTGCAATTGGTTCTGATGATTACAATGAATATAAAATTCGTTTTCCTGACGTGAATCAACTCTAATGGCAACAGAACAACAATTTCCTATTGATCTTCCTGCTCCTTCAACTAGAAGTTATTCTCCTGGTGAATTTTCTCAACAAGAATTTCAAGCTCTAAATGGAGTAAAAACTGTTATTAGATATGGCAAACGTAGATATAATTCGACCTTAACATTGTCATATAATAATATTTCTGATGATTTAGCAGGGCATATAATATCCAACTATGTCGCTGTGATGTCTGTTTACGATTACGTTAAATTTGAAAATAGTAGGGCTATGGACGGAATAGAGGATACACAAGGAGGATCGGGATTCGCTTTGAGGAAATACATGAAAGAAGCACCTGATTTTTCTACTCAAAGATGGAGGTATAATGGTCCTCCAACTGTGACAAGTGTCTATCCTGGATTTAGCAATGTTGAATGTAAATTTGTTGGTTGTCTCGATTCGCCTTAGAATATAATGACTGTTTAACTTAAGTATTGTCGTGGGCTACTATTCAGGCGGTGATGGAACGATGAAAGTGGGTGGTACCACTGTTTTAACCGTGACCACATGGAGTTTTACCGCATCACAAGAAACCTTAGACATCACTACATTAGGTGATCGTGATAGGAAACTAACAGGTGGAACTCGCAGTATTTCTGGGTCTGCTTCAGTCTCTTGGTATAGCGATAGTACAAACGCAGCAGGAAACACTGTGGCAGCTACTTTGTTAGGTAAATTAGTTAAATCAGGTACAGACGCTGCAAATGCTTCAGACGAAGTAGCCCTTACTTTAGGAATCAAAGATCATGCTGCTGCTGATAAAGTCATAGAAATGACTGTAGTGCTGACCAGTATTGCGATGACAAGTAGCCAAGGAGAAGTACTTTCTGCCGAAGTTTCATTTGAAGCAACTGGTGCGCCTACTACGTTTACTCTTGATACTCCTTAAATAAATGCCCACCTATTTAGGTAGTGGAGGGTTCGTTGAACTCAAAAGAACTTCAATGGAGCAGAGTCTTACTGCTTCATTAGTTCCTGGTGATGTAAGTACGTCAAGGAAAAGATTTTCTGTTGATGGTGTAAAAGGAAATATTATTACTGGTGATCGACTTTCAATATCAAGAATAGATGGAACTTCTGCAAATTTAGAATTAGTTTCTGGTCATAATGCAAGAGATGGTAGTTGGTTTGCTCATGTTGACGATATAGGAGGATTGCGGCTTTATAACACTTTTGCACTTGCTGTTGGAGGTACAAAAGCTACTGCTATAGCTTTAGTAACTCCTTCTAGCAATCAAGAAATCTCAATAGTTTCAAGAAATAACAATTATAGGCCTTTAGCACGAATTGAAGAATATGAGTTCACCACACAAAGAGATCAAATAGAGATTAGTCAGTTAGGCGATGTTTTTAAAAGGCAATATGACAATGGAATGATTCAAGGGCAAGGATCAATGACTTGCTTTTGGGAACACAGGTATGTTACTTCTGACCCTGATTATTCTGCCGATCAAGAATTTTCTTCTTATTTAGCACGTTTGATTTTACGAGTTCAACAAGGTACTGATTTTGTTGGTCGATTTTTTCTTTATAGAGAATCTGCTTCTTCTGTAAATAATGCTTGGTATGAATGTACGGCACAAATAACAAGTTGTAGTATCTCAATTCCTAATGTTGGAATAATAAAAACTCAAATAGAGTTTATTACTAATGGCAAGTTTGATCTTAAAGTGGGTACAACTCCTGGTTATATCTTACAAGAATCAACGGATTACATATTGCAGGAAGATGGGAGTAAGCTCTTCTTAGAAGATGATGCGACATAATAGATAAAAGGTATAAACTGTCCCTAAAGACCGAGAGTTAAATGGCTGATCTTCAAATAAGTCAACTGCCTGCTTTAGCGGAGGCAGATTTAGCGGCTGGAGATGAATTGGCTGTCGTAGATGGCAGCGCATCGGAAACCAAACGAATTACAGCAAAAGCTTTAGTTGAAAAAGGTGTTGCTTTAATTGATGCTGGTAGCATTCCAGGCTCAGCACTTTCGACTTTAGGGGTAAATACGGTAGTAACGGCAAGTATTACTAATTTAAACGTCACAGCAGCAAAGATTGCAAACGCAACAATAACAGCGACTCAAATAGCGGATGCAACAATAACTGGAGCAAAATTAGTTGACGATACTGTTACTGCAACACAGATAGCTGCTAATGCGATAGGTGCGTCTGAGCTAGCTGATGACGCTGTTGATAGTGCTGCTATAGCTGCAAACGCAGTAACAACTGTCAAAATTGCAGATGCAAATGTTACTTATGCAAAGTTAAGTCTTAGTGATGGAGATATTGCAGGAGCAAAAATTGCAACAGGTGGGATTACAGCATTACAAATAGCAGCAAATGCTGTTGGTGCTAGTGAGCTCGCAGACAATGCCGTAGATACAGCAGCCATAGCAAATTTAGCTGTTACGTCTGGAAAGTTAGCAGCTAATTCTATCACCGTAGATAAGATTACTGATGGTGTTATTACAGGTGCAAAACTAGTAACTGGAACAATTACAGCTACTCAAATAGCGGCAAATGCTGTTACTGCCTCTGAGTTGGCTAATGATGCTGTCGATACAAATGCAATTCTTGATGATGCTGTAACTGCTGCAAAACTTGCGGCTGGTGCTGTGGATACAACAGCGTTAGGCACAGCGGCTGTTACAGGAGCAAAAATTGCAAATACAACAATCACAGCAGCGAACATTGTAGCTGGCACGATTACATCTGCTGAACTTGCAGCCGATTCTGTAGGTGCTAGTGAAATAGCTGCTAACGCTGTTGGTGCTAGTGAACTTGCAGACGATGCAGTTGACACGAATGCAATAGCAAATAGTGCTGTTACAGGTGACAAAATTGCAAATACAACTATTACTTATGCAAAGTTAAGTCTTAGTGATGGGGATATACCTGCTGCCAAGATTGTTGCTAATTCATTAACTGCTGGTCAGATAGCTGCAAATGCTATAGGAGCTAGTGAATTGGCTGATAATGCAGTTGATACTGCTGCTATTGCTGATGATGCAGTTACTGGAGCCAAAATTGCAGCAACAACTATTACTGGAGCAAATATTGCAGCAACAACAATTGCAGCAGGAAATATTGTTGCAAATACTATTACTGCTTCAGAAATAGCTGCTAATGCAATTGGTTCAAGCGAATTGGCGGATAATGCTGTTGATACTGCTGCCATTGCAAACGCAGCAATAACTAACGATAAAATTGCAAATACAACTGTTGCTTATGCCAAATTAAATTTATCGGATGGAGATATAGCAGGGGCAAAAATAACAAGTAATTCGATTACAGCTACTCAAATAGCTGCTGATGCAGTAGGGGCTAGTGAACTTGCAAATAATGCTGTTGACACCAATGCTTTAGCAGATGATGCGGTTACTGGAGCAAAGATCGCAGCGGCAACAATTGAAGGAGCAAATATTGTTACTGGCACAATTACTGCAACTCAATTAGCTGCTGATTCTGTAGGGGCAAGTGAAATAGCAGCAAATGCAGTTGGTGCTTCAGAACTAGCAGATGATGCTGTCGATACAGCAGCTATAGCGAATTTGGCTGTCACAGCAGCAAAGATAGCTAATACAACTATTACGGCAGCAAAATTAAATTTATCTGCTGGAGATATTGATGGAACAAAAATTGCAGCTAATTCACTTACAGCTAGTCAAATTGCTGCAAATGCAATAACAGCTAGTGAGTTAGCTGATGATGCAGTTGATACAGCCGCTATAGCTAACAACGCTGTCACAGCAGCAAAGATAGCCACTAATGCGGTTACTGCGACAGAACTTGCAGACAATGCCGTAGATACTGCTGCTATTGCAGATGGTGCGGTTACTGCTGTTAAAATTTCAGGCACATTAAATACTGCAACTATTGCTGATAGTGCGATAACAACAGCAAAAATTGCTGATGATGCAGTAACTAGTGCGAAGCTTGGAGCCAATGCTGTTGATGCTGCCGCTTTGGCTAATGACGCTGTAGATTCAACAGCGATTTTGGATGGAGCAGTATTAGAAGCAAAGATTGGAACAGGTGCAGTAACAAATGCAAAAATAGGAGCAAATGCTGTAACAGCAGCAAAGATTACTGACGGCACAATTACAGCGGCAAAATTAGCCACCGCAAATATCGACAGATCATTAAATGTAGCTTCCGGAAATTTAGGAATAAATAATGTTATTTCTGCTGGAATTCGCTCAGGGATCACCTATAACGCTCAGGGCTTAATAACCTCTACAACTGCACTGGTAGCAAGCGATTTGCCTGTTGCAACTGCTACTGCGGTTGGTGGTGTTTCTATCGTTAGTACAGGTGGGCTGACAGTAACAGGAGCGGGTGCATTATCTATTGCAACAACAACAACTGCAAGCACAGGAACAAAAGTCACTTTTAACAACTTTGGTCAGGTAACTAGTACTGCAACTCTTGCTGCTAGTGACTTGCCTGTTGCGACTGCTAGTGCTGTTGGTGGAGTTTCTGTTCCTACAGGTGGTCCTCTTTCGGTCGATGGAAACGGTGCAATTACCGTTGCTAATTCAGGGGTAACAGCAGGTGTTGGTACAAAAGTAACAGTTGACGCAAAAGGTCGAGTAACCAATCTTGCAACTCTTGCAGACAGTGATCTTCCTAATCACAGTGCAGCTTTAATAACTTCTGGAAGTATTCCAACAGCAAGGATTGCTAATGATGCAATTACTGGAACAAAACTTGCAAATGCCTCAACAACTATATTTGGATCTGTCGCCCAGACAGGGTTCCCGACATCCGATTTCACAGGGCAGTTTTTCTTCGATTCTGTTTCTGAAGATTTATACATATATGATGGAAATGCCTATCAACCAGTAACAACTTTAACTAAAGGTTCGCTGGTCTTTGGTGGTACTTTTAACGCATCAACAAGTAAAGTTGCAAGTGTAACAACCGCAGGTGCAGCAGCGGGTCTAACAGTTGGATCTAATGTTCCAACTCCGACAACTAGTACGGATGGTTTGTACTTAGTAGTTGAGACTGCTGGTACTCCAAGTGCGCCAGCCCCAGTAGTTTCTCTCGCACCACCAGATTATATTTTAGGTGTTACAAATACATCAGGAAGTTCATGGGAAGAAATTGATTTATCTCAAACAGTAGCAGGGCAGGTCGCAAGCAATATTACTTTTACACCATATGGGCAAATTCAAAGTACAAATGTACAGGATGCTCTTGAAGAGTTAGAAACAGAAAAGTTAGCAAAAGCTGGTGGTACTGTCACTGGTCAAGTGTTATTAGGTAATACTGCAACGCTTGTTTTTGAAGGTTCTAGTACAGACGCATACCAGACTACTTTAGGAGTTGTTAACCCAACTACAGCAGACAAAACAATACTTTTACCTAATACTTCTGGAACTTTAATAACAACTAATGATTCAGGGACTATTTCATCAGCAATGATTGCAGATGGAGCCATTCTTAATGCAGATATAAATGCCGATGCTGCAATTGCATTTACAAAATTAGCTGATTTAACTTCTGCTCAGATACTCGTTGGTAATGCTTCTAATGAGCCAACATCAGTAGCAGTAACAGGAGATATAGCGATAACTAATGCAGGTGTTACTTCTATTGCCGCTGGAGTCATTGTTGATGCTGATATATCTGGATCGGCTGCGATAACAGGTAGCAAGATTGCTACTGGAACGACAAGTGCAGTTGGTGTTCTTCAGTTAACAAACGCAACAGATAGTACAAGTGCTACTACGGCTGCTACTCCTGCTGCTGTTAAGACAGCCAAAGATGCTGCTGATGCTGCTGCTGTAACTGCTAATGCTGCTTTACCAAAAGCAGGCGGCACTTTAACCGACAACTTAATTATCGATAATGCCAAAAGTGTCAGATTCTCTGAAGCTGATTCAAATGGCGCACATTATTTAGCACTAAAAGCCCCTGATTCTGTAACGGCTGATATTACTTTTACCTTGCCTGATGGTGATGGCAGTTCTGGGCAAAGATTACAAACAGATGGATCTGGAAATTTAAGTTGGGGTACTGACAATGCAACAGACCCCACCAAGTTGCCATTAGCAGGCGGCACAATGACTGGTGCTATTGCAATGGGTACAAGCAAGATCACTGGTCTTGGAGATCCAACAGCAGCGCAAGATGCAGCAACTAAAACTTATGTAGATGCAGCAAGTACAACAGGAAATGCAGCAACAGCAACAGCACTTGCAACAGCAAGAACAATAGGTGGAGTCAGCTTTGATGGAACTGCAAATATAGATTTGCCAGGTGTTAACGCTGCTGGCAACCAAAACACTACAGGAAACGCAGCCACAGCAACAAAGTTTGCTTCTGCGGTCACGATTGGTGGGGTTAGTTTTGATGGTTCAGCAAACATAACTCTGCCTGGTGTTAATGCTTCTGGTACTCAAGACACTTCAGGAACAGCAGCACTCGCAACCCAGTTCACAGTCACAGCAAACGACACGACAAATGAGACTGTTTATCCAGTTTTTGTAGATGCTGCAACAGGTTCTCAAGGTGCTGAAACAGATTCTGCTTTAACTTATAATCCTTCAACTGGAGCTTTAACTACAACAACATTTATTGGTGCGTTAACTGGAAATGTTTCTGGATCATCAGGTTCATGTACTGGAAACGCTGCTACTGCAACAGCTTTAGCGACTGCTAGAACGATTGGTGGGGTTAGCTTCGACGGTACAGCAGCAATAGATCTTCCTGGTGTAAACACTTCAGGAACGCAAGATACAAGTGGAACAGCAGCACTCGCAACACAATTTACAGTTACAGCGAATAATTCTACAAATGAAACTGTTTATCCTTTGTTCTCTGATGGAGCAACAGGTAGCCAAGGTGCGGAAACAGATACTGGGTTTACTTATAACCCCTCAACTGGTGCTTTAACTTCTACTTCTTTTGTTGGTGCTTTAACTGGGAATGTCACAGGTAACGCAAGTGGTTCATCAGGTTCTTGTACTGGTAATGCGGCGACAGCAACTGCATTAGCAACTGCAAGAGCCATTAACGGAGTTGATTTCGATGGTACTGGAGCCATAACAGTAACGGCTGCTGCTGGCACGTTGACTGGGACTGAATTAAAAAGCACTGTTGTTACTTCCAGCCTGACTTCAGTAGGAACTCTTGCGAGTTTGGCAGTTACAAATAACGCAACTATCGGCGGTAATGCAACGATCACTGGGGATTTGGTTGTAAATGGAACCACTACAACGGTTTCAAGCACCACCGTTGAGGTAGCTGACAAAAATATAGAAATTGGAAAAGTATCGAGTCCTAGTGATACAACCGCAGATGGAGGAGGTTTAACTCTTAAAGGTACAACAGATAAGACATGGAACTGGGTTAATTCAACAGATGCTTGGACATCTTCAGAACATATTCAAGTTGCTAGTGGTAAGACATTTATTGGAGATGGTTCAACGTTAACTGCATTAAACGCATCAAACATTGCCTCTGGGACTATTGCAGCAGCTAGGGTTCCAACTCTTAATCAAAACACAACGGGATCAGCAGCAACATTAACAACAGCAAGAACTATTAACGGGATAAGCTTTGACGGTTCTGCGGATATAACGGTTACTGCTGCTGCTGGAACACTTACAGGAACAGAATTAAAAAGCACAGTTGTTACATCAAGCTTGACTTCTGTTGGAACGTTAACTGGTTTAACAAGCACTGGAAATATTGATATTGATAGTGATTCAACAAAATTAAGGTTAGGGGCAGATCAAGACGCAGAACTATATCACACTGGAGCGCATGGATACTTAGTAAACAGTACAGGTAATTTTAATTTAAGAACTGGCGGCACTTTATGGATAGATAATGCAGCAGGTAACGAAACATACATAAAAGCTATTGAAAACGGAGCCGTAGAGTTATTTCACAATAATATTAAAACTTTTGCAACTGCCAGTCATGGCATAGAAGTTTTAGGCCCTGAAGGAGGCACTGCAAATGTTTATATGTATGCTGACGAAGGAGATGATAATGCAGATAAATGGGGATTAGAAGTAGATACAAGCGGTAATTTTAATATACGCAACTACTCAACAGGGTCTTGGGTTGACGGTTTAACTTTAGACGGCTCAAATAACGCCACGTTTGCTGGAACGGTATCAGACAGCAAAGGCAACCTGCGTTCTATACCTCAAAAAACTGGTTCAACAGGTACTGCTACTTATGAATTAGTTGCTGCTGATGCTGGCAAACATGTTTATCATGCGTCAACAGGAAGCATAACTGTACCACCAACGTCAGGAATCTTTAGTGCTGGAGATGCCATAACAATATTAAATGGACACGCCTCTGGTACGTTTCAAATCCTTCAAGGTACTGGTGTTACTATTTGGAACTCTGGCGATGGAACTTCAGGTACACGCACTGTAGGTGTAAAAGGAATGTGTACATTACTTTGTGTTGGGAGTAATGGGTACTACATTTCAGGTGCAGGGTTGACATAAATTTGTACCTACTAACTAACACACAACACGGAGATTAATTATGAGTCCTATTCAACAAATGCTTTTAGGTGGTGGTGCAGTTGCTACTAAAAAATATATTGAAGACGCTTTTTTGACGTATGTTTATGCAAATAATAATGGTACACAAACTACAAATTTTGATCTAACTGAAAGCGGTGGATTGTTATGGATAAAAAATAGGTCTGAGAGTAAAAATCATGTACTCAATGACACTGTTAGAGGAGCAACAAAAATGCTCATGACTAATGAAGATAAGGAAGAAGAAGTTTCTAGTGGAAGAATATCTGGTATTACATCTACTGGTTTTACTCTTGGTTCTGATAATGAGGTTAGAGATAGTAGCAGTAAATATGTGGCTTGGAATTTTGCAATAAAACCAGGCTTTTTCACCTGCCTGACCTACAGTGGAAATGATACTAATCGCCTAATTGCACATGACCTCGGAAGCGTTCCTGGGCTAATTATAGTTAAAAGAAGGGATGACGGTGGACATGATTGGAGGGTTTTATATCGAGGTAGTGATGGTATCGATACACTGAGGCTCAACAGAAGTAATACACCAATTCAATCATCTGCTTCATGGAACTCAACTTTACCTACAGCTACTCATTTTAGTTTAGGTAGTCACAGCGACGTTAATGATGTTAGTGGTACTTATGTAGCCTATTTATTCGCAGGGGGAGCGTCCGCAGCCGCGACTGCAAAGAGTGTTGATTTTGATGGTAATGATTATTTAAGTCTTGCAAGTAGTGCAGATCTTGCTCCTGGTACTGGTAATTTCACATGGGAAGCATGGATAAAGCCCGATGACTGGGATCAAACTTATATGCCTTTGTTTGTTAATGGTAGTGCTGGAGGATTATGGATAGGTAAATTAAGTAGTAATTTTGCTGTGCATGCTTATAACGGTAGTACTCAGTTAACTTATGGAACATTCCCTTCTATAGGAACATGGACTCATGTAGCAGTTACAAGGTCAGGAACAACTTTAAAATTGTTTTATAACGGTTTAGAGGTTAAAAGTGTAACAAGTTCTCAAGATTTTATAGCAGCCACAACATACATAGGAAACGATACAAGTACTAACTATTTTGATGGGAGGATTTCTAATGTTCGATTCGTAAAAGGAACAGCAGTTTATACCTCAACATTCATACCACCAACTGAGCCATTAACAAACATAACTAATACCAAGCTTTTATGTTGCAATGACTCATCTAATACAGGTTCAACTGTAACTCCTGGAACGATTACCGCTCATGGAGATCTAGCACCAAGCAAAGATAGTCCCTTCGATGACACCGCTGGTTTTGTCTTTGGAGAGAACGAAGACCAAGGAGTAATCAAGTGCGGTACTTATTTTGGAAATAGCAGTACCGATGGTCCTGAGGTTTATCTAGGTTGGGAGCCGCAATGGGTAATGATAAAAAATTTGGACACTGCAAAACCTTGGTGTATACATGACATGATGAGAGGGTTTTGGAATAATGGCACTTCTGACGATATAAGCAGTTTCGCTAATTTACAAAATGCCGACTTAGCTTTTGGAGTAGGAGAATTTACTTCCACAGGATTTAAACTAAGAACAACTGATAGTAATTGGAATAACGATGGTGATGAATACATCTATATTTGCATTAGACGGCCAGATGGATACGTTAGTAAGCTTCCCGAAGTTGGTACGGATATATTTAATGTTATTGCTGGAACGTCTGGAGATCCTACATTTAAAACTCAATTTGTAACTGATTTCATATCAGCAAGACCAGACGATTCAGCTTCTTCTTGGTGGACTTACTTCAGGCCTACAGGTACTAATTATCTAGCTTTTAACTCCAGTAGTGGCTCAGGTGCTGGTGGTGCTAGCAAAAGATTAGACTTTATGAACGGTTTTACTACAGGTGGTAGTACAAATGATACGGCTTGGGGTTGGAAACGCTACGCTGGGATGGATTTGGTTTGTTATTCAGGAAATTCAAATAATAGAGATATAAGGCATTCAATGGGAATTGCCCCGACGATGGTCTGGTTGAAAAATACAACAGGTAGTGAAGGGTGGGTCGTTGGTTCTTCTGAGTTAAGTAGTTGGGCTGAATATTTAACTTTAAATAATAATGATGGAGAATCTACAAATGCTGGATTATTTAATTCAAAAGCTCCAACTGCTACTCATTTTAGTTTAGGAACTCAAAACAGATCTAATGAGACTAATCAAGATTATATAGCCATACTCTTCGCCAGCGTTTCAGGAATTTCATCCGTGGGAAGCTACACAGGAAATGGACAAACTGGTAGTTCAGGAACCTTTGTTACAACAGGTTTTCAACCAAGACTTGTATGGGTAAAAAGATTTGATGGTCATGGTCAAGATTGGCCTATTTATGATTCACATAGAGGTTTTGATGCAGATACATTGTACTTAAATGAAAATAATGCTGCTGATGCTGTTTCAACTGCGGTGGAAGTTTCTTCTACTGGCTTTAGGTTGATAACTAACAATGCTAATACTAATAACAATACAGACGAATATATTTACTACGCCCATGCTTAGTGCTGGTCGAACAGGTTAGGGATAGACAGTAGGGTTATAATTTAAAGGCATATACACTTTATCTATGTCTACTATTTCTGAATTAGATGCTGCTGTTGAAGAATACAACGGTGTTGTTAGAAGACAGCAAGAAGCAAACAAAGCTGAACTTGAACCACTTACAGTAAAGATTCAACAGTTGCAAGGTCAAATTATTAACGAAGCTAGGGAAGCTGATCAGAATCCACATGTTTGTGATCCAAATGCTAATAACGGTGAGGCATCTCCTGAATGATAAAAATCATAACTTGGATTAATTTCGCTGCTTTCATTTTGGGAGTAGCGGGATTAGGTGGTGCATTTGTTTTTAGATCAAAAATTTTTGATGCAGTACTCGATGGCGTTAAAAAAGAACTTCCTTCTTTAGTTCAAGACGCAATACCAGAAATACCAAAAGTGCCATCATCAACTGGCTCTGTGCTTCCTTTCGGGAGATGATTCAATTCAAGTCGTTTAACGGCCTGACTTCTTTAGTGTTAGGCGGTGGATTAATCGCTACGAACTTTATGAGCCTTAACCTTTTGGCTCGTAAAGATTCTGGTATCCCTGATATAGCAAAGCTTTCTAGTACTCCTTACAGTTCAATTCAAATCAGGAGTGAAACCAAGCCTGATGGAGCAGAGGAGTGGATGTTTAATTCTAAGCAGCACGATCCAAAACTAGTTACAACAATAATTGATGATGAGAAGCCTACTTTTAGTGGCAAAATTAAAAAGAAATATGTTCATAAACAAGACGTAGCCCAGTTTGCAATCTATCCAAAAGGTTCAGACGGAAAACTTACAGCAGATCAAATTGCTTGCATTGAAAAAATGGCTCAGGGTAAATCAAATGGAATGATGATTGCTGACGCTGCTTCTGTTCAAGTAACACCTGCTATTGCTGGAATACCAATTATCGGGCCAGTATTGGCGGGGATTTTCTTTGGTCAATCTAGAAAACAGCTAGGAAGTGTTGCAGGTGACATTGCTGGGCAATGGAACGACTGCTAATATGTTTTTACGCTTATGAACTGTTTAACCTTTTGCGGTTGCACGTCATTGAAGCAGATGCGATTTTTTCACACCAGCTAAATAGACCACGAAGCTCTGCGTCAGTGGATACGGGTCAAGGTTTAGCTGACAATCGGTCACTTTAAAATCCTCTAACATTACTAGTATGTTAGGGGGTTTTATTGTATGGAAATAGAAGAAATTGGAATTAGGGAGATACCTGACGCTTCAATTAATACAACAATAGTTCGTACATCAAGTCCACAACTCCCTAGCAATATAGGTTTTCCGATTATTCAAATGCCTGGATGTGTAAGGGCTAGGACTTTAAAGAATAAGAATTTAGTGACTTCAGATCCTGCTGGGAATTTTTATGTATGCGACGGGAATGTCCCAACACTTGAAAGTATGACTGTTGACTGGGACGGGTTATCTGCTGTTGGGCCTGTAAAAGAAGATGAACCAGAAATAGTTCCACCTCTTCCGAAAATTAATTCAAAAGGGAATAAGAGAAAGGAAGTGAAAGAAGAGGATAGCAAAAATAACGAGGAGGGAGATACCGATATAGGTCA